CTTTTTCGACGAGATCGGTCTTAACCTTTCGGATGTAGTCTTTGACGCGCTGTTGACGACCGCTCATACACCCACCGCTTCGCAAATCGCCTTAGCCATGAGCACTGCGTCGTTTGCGACAGCGGCTCTCGCTTCCTGAGCTGACGTTCCTGGAACTCCGCCAGACTCCATTGTAGGTCCATTTGGCATCATATCTGCGACACAGATGACCGAAGCCATCAAACAAATTAACTCATTCTTTTCCATGTAACTCCCTAACAAATCATTGCAGCCACGAACATCACGCAAGCGAATGTCCAAACGAAAATAAGCGGCTTGCGCGCGTTTTCAGTGACGTACTCAGCCAATCCAATCAGCCCGAAAATCCAAACACCAAAAGTCATTGTGGGGATCATGGTCGCACCATGCCAGCGGCCCACATTTTCTTGAGAACCATTTCCATTTGTTCAGTTAAGGCCATGCGAAGTTGCTTCTCAGGCCAGGGTAGTTTTTTGGCGGTAAGCTCAAAAGCGTACTGACAGACCTCGGTGTCTTTTTCACCGATGACATCGATGTGATTGGCACGAGGAACGATTGTGACAGCGGTGTTGACCATAACGTCGCGTGGAAAGCTCATGACACCACCTGCCAATAGCGAACGTCGCACGCGCGCAGAGAGTAACGGCCAGAAGATCCAAGGAGAACAACTTTGTTGTTGGAGTCTGGTCCAGTGATCAACTCGAATCGATCGTGTTCGACGCCACCAAAGGATTCATCCATGACGAAAGTCGGACGCGATTCGTCAGACCAGATTTCTCTAAGTGTGCGGTACATAAATCAAGACTCCCTATACGTAACTGAGGTTATTCCACTTGGTTTTTTTGATTTTAAGTGTCTGTCAAAAAACATCTTAGCCATAATTAATTTTTCATCACTCAGATCCATTTTTGAAATATGGGACTCAAGGCAATCTGAAATAAACTTAGAAAAGCTCGAGTGCCTTGATTCTGCCAACTCAGAAATAACCATAGCCAAATTTGATTCAATACTTATCGTTCTAGTCATATTGATGACATAAACAACATTTATCTTGGTATTTCAACACGAAAATCAACATTACAATTTCATTACGCTCATTACGGTCCATTACAAAAACGTAATGGAACTTTTATTAATGATTTCAACATGCTAACGCTCTTCCTTACTTACTTACAAAAAAATAGATATATATATACAGAGAGGCGGGCAAAAACAGATGTTGTTGTTAACAACAATATATTTATTTCTCCCTATTTATCTGAGTAGAAATCCTGTTTGTAATGTAATTTCGTAATGTGCGCGGAATCATTGAAGAATCAGCATTACGCTCCATTACGGAATTACGCTTTGTAAGGATTTTTGGTCTTCCAAGGCGAATGCGCGACTTTATCGATCGGGATTAAGATGCCTCTAGTTGGCATTCCATTCATCCAAATTGGATCTTTTGAAGGTTTTGCACCATCGATCCCGCCAAGAGCTTTTCTCCAACCGGACAACCATTTTGTACCAGCAAACAAAGCTGACAATTCTGGATGCTTATTGGCGACGAACAACACTTGGTCTTTTTCGATGAACTTAAATCCGTATCTAGAAAGCGTGTTTCGTTCTTCGGATTTCTCCATCGCCATCATCACAAGCTCTCGAACTGACCGATCGACCTTGCCACCCTGGAATAGATCCACGCCTTTAATAATTTTCTGCATCACAAACTCAAGGCAGTCTCCTTCATCGCGCTCATTGATGATCTCGCTCTCTTCACTGAGGTCAATCGAATCAATGATGCCATCGATCTCCTCTGGACCTAAAACGAAGTCAGAGATGAGAGAGGCATATCCAGCGAGCAACGTCCCGTACTGCTGACCAAACCTTGCGTTGTACCGTTCCGACAAAGCCACATGGAATAGCTTCTGGTTAGCCAGGATGACTTGAGCCATGCGAACGGACCTTGAGAAGAGTCTAGCTCCGAAATCTGGCGGGAGCTTCGCAATAGCCTCCTGAAGCTCTCTAAACTGCTTTGTCTCGTCACCATCTGGACGTAGAAGCTCCAAGATCGTGAACCGAGTGCGATCCTGCTCACGCTCGAGGTTCAAACGAACGGAAGCGACCATCGCAGAGAACCTGACTTGAAATTGAATGGATTTTCCGCCAGCCGACCCCTTCACGACAGAACCCTCAGACTCAGATGAAGCCTGACGAATCAATTCAAGAATAGATCTGACGCGATCGCTTGATTTTTGGTCATCTGTCTCGAACTCGTCGAAAATGACAGGCATGGCGTCACTGCCAATGCTTTGACGGATTCCAGCCTCAGAAGTCGAGCCTTGGACGTAAGTCTTGTTCTCGCCAAACAAAATGGCCACCAGATGCTCCATGATCCATGACTTTCCAGAGCCAGGAGGTCCTAAGAGCCAAACGTGTGGTCGCCATGGGAGCATCCCACAAAGTGGCGCAGCGATGAGCCAGCCAGCTAAGAACTTTGAGAACTCTGGCTTTTTCCATCGAAGAGAATCCAAAATCGTAATGAGCGGCGCGCATTCGTCAACCGTCAATGGATTTTCGTGGATCTCGTTGTCTGGCGCGATCGTGTAAGTGTATTTCGATTTGAAGCTGTTCAGCTCCGCGTTCTTGCCACCAACGTAAAGACTCTTTCCGAGATTTACGACGACGCCATGCTTTTCTTCAAACCAAACGCCACCGCCACGAATGCGACGCGGCTTGAACACGCCAGCAGATCTGCACGCGTCCATGAGTTCACCAGTGGCTTTTTTGTAGTCTGGTCCGATTTTGCCAGGGTATTGAGACTCCCAATAACGCATCGGCATCATGCTTAGGAATTTTGTCTCGACGTGAGAAGCAGAAAGCACTGGGATGATCTGCCGGTTTGAACTCGTGATGTAGTAAAAAGTGTCCTCGTAATATCCAAGTGGAATGACACGACTCACTTCGGGCTGGATTCCTGCGATCTGATTACGGACTACTTCAAGACCTTCCAGACAATGAAGATCGTTCCAATCGCTTAACTTATTCATGTAACGCCTTTTTTCTTGCTCGCCATCTTTTGTGAGCCGCTAACTTACAAATTTTGCAGTGTCTACTAGGAACGTAAGATTTAAATTTGCCGTTTTGTTTGTAAACTAATGGAGCTGTGTACGTGTTTTTCTCGTCATATGGATGTCCAGATGGACAATGAGTTTTAGCGATTTGACGAGCACGCACAGTCTTACCAAGATGCCCAATAAGCACGTTTTGATGGTGCGTCTTAACCTCTAAATGAGATGGATTCACGCACGCGCGATTTCTACATGTGTGATCTAGTTCAAACTCAGGATAGGGCGGCAGAAATCCATTCGCTAAACCAAAAGAAATGCGATGAGCATAAGTAGTGTCAAAATTGCTCGATCCAGCATATTTCCCATATCCATCTTGATTTCTAGCGCCAGTCCAAATCCAGCAAGAACCACAAGAAGTCTTGTCGATCTTTGATAAAAAGTTTTCCATTCAATTTCTCGAAAACTTTGGAAATACCGCTTTTCCAAGAACATCTTTAGCTGCCTTTTCTGCGGCTGTTCTTCCTGGGTTTCCGTCTGTTTCTGTGTCATCGTCTCCGCAGATAACGAAGCGCGCCTCTTTGAACTTCGAGCGTAATACCTTCGCCACTGGAGCGAGATTTCCAGCATCAAAAGCAGCCACGCAAGGCTTACCGAGAGCCATGCTAATAGAGCACGCCGTCGCAAATCCTTCAGCGATGTATATGATTTCTTCATTCTTTAGATCTCCTCCAACGACGTAAAAGTTCCCGCTCTTTTTTGTTCCAGGGATGAAGAACTTCTGTCCATCATCTTGAATTTTTTGCAGACCCCAAATTTTACCATTGATGTCCATCACGGGGACATAGATCGGACGACCGTGGCCATCGAACTGAGTTTTGCATCCAAAGAGTGACGACAGCTTCTTGCGTTTTGAGTACTCGGTTTCTTTTAGGTCAGTGGAGAGTTCTTCCCACTTCTTGGTGCATTCTTCCGAAGTAGCGAGCCACGCGCGTTCTTGCTCGATTTTTCGAGCCTTCTCTGCCTTCTCGAGCTGGTCTTCGATTTTTTTGCGATCGTACTTCGTTTGAGTAAACGACGTGATGAACTTGAACTCTTGATCTGGATTGTGCCAGTCGCCCCAAATCGCGACGTAAAACACCTCACCTTTGTCGGAGTGATTCTGGTGGCAAATACTCCACGCACTTTTGCCTTTGTCGGACGAATCTTTTTTAAATCTGTGGATTTTACCGTCAGCGATAATCTGATCTGGATAAAAACCTTCTGCTTCTAACGCTTTTTGAACTTGTAACATGTAACGCCCCCGATGAAAGGTGATGAGTAACATTGTGCTGCGGGAGGATCATCACTTCCCCCCGCCTCGATCAAAGGTTTGCAGCACGTTCGCAGAAAGCTATCGCGTCTTGGACGGATCTTGCAACCGTATAAAGCCCGCCAAGAGATTTAACCATCTTCTCAAAATTCTTTTGGTCAGGCTCTTGCCTTGCGCCACCGGTTTTGATTTCGATCTCGAGTCTAAGTCCAAGTCCAGACGAGTGTTTTAGAATTCCAGAGATGTCCGCCATTCCTTTGACACCGAAATCGACCCACACTCCGCTAATCTGCATCCTCACTTTTTGTGACTTCCAGCATCGAATATTCGGCATCTGAGATAGAGACACTAGAACCGCGTTCACTAACGCTGTGTGCTCCTCTGTTGATCCATGATGGGACAACTCTTTTTTTGATGAATCTGTTTGCAATTTCTTCCCCATATTCTTCTACGATCCTGTAGTAGACCCAACCCTTTTTAAATCCACGGTCTTTTCGGAGCGTTTCAAGTCCTTTGATTCGCCTTTTAACTTGTGACTCGAATGGTGATTCGGTGATCTCTTGAAGATCTCCGTCAGTAACAACTAGTTCTTTGGATTCTCTGTCTTCTGCTGGTCTGGTGTATCCACAGGCAGGGCATTTAAATCCGATAAAAACTGCGTAACATTGCGAACAAGTCTTTGGAGATTTTGCTCCAACGACTTTCGTTCCATCAAGATTTGCTTGCGGCTCTTCGGTGATGAAACCGTGCTCGTTGACGTTTCCGGCATGATCCAAAATAATGAAGTCTGATTTTCCATCGGCTGGACGAGTTCCTCGACCGGCTTGCTGGATGTAGAGGTTGTACGATTTTGTAGGACGAGCCATGATGATGCAGCCCACAGGAGGGATGTCAACACCAGTGCAAAATATCCCAACATTGCTGACGACTTTCGTAATCCCGTCTTGGAGTCTCTTGATAATTTCTTCACGCTGTGCTTCTGGCGTGTCTGCGTCGCAGTGCTCTGCTGATATTCCTGCATTCATAAATTGTGACACTATATTCTTGGAGTGTCCAATTGTTGCAGCGAAGCAGAGAGTCGGACGATTTTCGCCGAGTTTTTTCCAGTGGTGAACGAGATCGCCCACCAGTGTACCGCTCTGCATCGCATTGGCTAAGTCGTTCTGAACGTAGTCGTGTGTTGACGAAGAGACTTTGACTCCACTCAAGTCTGGGCTTGATGGCGCGAAGTAGCGCGCATCGACGAGAAATCCAGTGTCGATGAGTTCTCGCATTGAGATTGGCTTCACGATCTCGTCTGCAATGTGACGCAAAGATTTTTCGACGTAAGGGGTAGCGGTGACGGCCAGGACGAACGCGTTTGGATACTGCTCGAGAAACTTGACGTAACTGTCGGAGGTTGCCATGTGCGCCTCGTCGATTACGATCAGCTTGGCGTCTGGTCTGAGTTTTCTAGCTGTGAGGGTGTCGATTGAGCAGATTTGAATAAGAGCATTTGGCCGGTAGTTCCAGGCACCGTTCATCAAAACTCCATGGTGAACTCCTTCTCGAAAGAGTCTAGCCGAAGCTTGATTGACAAGCTTGCGACCACGGACGACCATGATGCAGCGATTTCCTTTGTATCCCGAATTTGTAAGAACGTGCGAGAAGACAACAGTTTTTCCTCCTCCAGTCGCCATGTGGAGCAGAACTCGCTTAACTCCGTTTCGGTAGTGCTTTGAGATTTCATCGATCGCTGCCTGTTGATAGGGACGTAGTGCCATTTGATTCCTTTAGAAAATTGATGAAATTTTCAAGTTGATCGTTAGTAAGTTTCTCAAATGAGGATTTTCTGTACCGTTGCAGAAGTAACTTCACAATCTCGTCACGATTCTTGTTTTTGATGAGAGGGAAGACCTCAGTATCCAATTGTAGTCGTGATCTCATCTTTTAAACAACTGCTCTGCGGCCATCTTGAGCAGTGCTTCCTGCACATGGCTACCCATCTTCGACCAATCGATGGATGCGAAGATTTTGTCTTGAATCTTGGAGTCGATCTTGTAGCTTAAACTTCTCGCGATAATTTGAACCAGCTCCTTCTTGATCTCTTCTTCGTCAATTTCTAATTCGATTTTCATTTCTTCTCCTTTTAAAATCGGTGGACTGGCCGGTAACGAGTCACCGCTTTAACCCGACGCTCTTTCGTCGGCACCAGCCCACCTTATTCGCTGCGAGGTTATAGGCAGTCCTTGCGGATACATCCTAAATCATCTGGCCTTTCGGGTCGCTCGCAGCAAAACTATTCCTCATCCAAAATTGCGTTAACCAACCACTTCAATAATCGCACTAAAACTTCTGATATTAACCAACACACCGTAGCTAATCCGATAAGCGATAAAATCATTCCTTACTCTCCAAGATTCTTTCGAGATAGTCGGCCATTTCTCCAGGTGTGCCTGTCCAAGCGTAATGACCTTTTAGAAACTCAATCATCCTTCTCGATCCCCACTCTGCGCCATCCTTGAATGCCATCGCCGACCTATCGTCTCTACAGCATCCAAATCCGCAATTGGATGCGTACTTCTCCGCAGCCTCCCGTGCGTCGCTTTGGAAGGTATTCACTCGATACCCCATAAATTGTAACAATTCGTTTTAACGCGATCTAATATTTGAACCAACCGCACGCGATCCTCTTTGTTTAAATCTTCGATGCGAGCACACGCCAATCCAAAGTCTAACTCTCCTGCATCTATTCCAGAAGTATTGAACCCAACTGTGATCAGCACGCCCATATTACTGCCAGCGTAAATACGTTCGTCACTCATCCTATCTTCCCGCCTTAGTTGGTTCTTTTAAACGAGTAATCCATCCTTTTAAAATCTCGTGTCGTATTTCTATCCCCTTTGTTTTCAGATCACCGGGAACGTAGCGAAATTTAAAATCTGTTGTTGATAACAGTTCTAAGAACTCTACAAGTGACATCATCCGGACTTTAATTTCTTCGTCGCTTGGCTTCCCACCTATAGCGGCCCACGCTTTTGATTCGTCAATAAGATCTTGGATTATAGACATCACACCCCCGCCTTCGTTGGTTCAAAGTTGGTCATTCTTTGCCTCGCATAAACTCTACAACGTGCTGATGGTGTGCTTCGGATAATATCGCGCAACAAATCTGATTAACGCTTACTTGGTAAGCCTCTGACTGTCTAACTAGCCAATCACAAACAGCGGGATCAGGCCGAACCATTACCGCCTTAATTTTCTTTTGTGTTGGTTTCGGTGGAGGCAGTTTATCTGTCCAGCTCATCTCACACCCCCGCCTTAGTTGGTTCGCTTTGGAATTTAGTCGTCATGAACAACACCGCAATCGAATAATGTAATAAAAGCTGCGATGACACAGAGTAGAATTACCCCCGCCAAAGGAACGCCAACCGCCCACAAAACCCACTCTGGAATAATAATTGTCACTCCACCCCCGCCTTCGTTGGTTCGCCCGACAGGGCTTCTTTGGCTTTATTCCACGCATGTTCTAACGCTGCCCAGTTTGAATTTCCGTAGTCATACCCGATAGCAGCTTGGTGACACCGCATCGTGCCATTGCTTTCGTTGTAAAGCCTTTGGAGCGCCTCAGTCAGCACCGCGTTCCTCTTGAGTGCCTCGTCGAGTTGTGAATTTCTCTGTGCGTGCCATTTCAACTGTTCAAGATATAGCCTGTGTTCCTCTGACAAGTCAGAACGAAGCCCCTCATGCTCCTTTTGCAACTCCGCATACGCCTTCGCACTCGACTGCTCATTCTTGAGTGCCTCGGCAAGCTGGGACTTGAGGAGGGTGAGCTCTTCGCAGCAATTCATTGCGCCTTGATAGTCGCTAACCGCAATCTCAAGCTGCTTGCGTAGCTTCTTATTCTCTTCTTTCAACTTTCCGTATACGGCTAGATCGACCCTCATCTCAACACCTCAACTTCAATAGCCTGTAGGTGCGGGTGAAATTCACACATGCCTACTATTCCAAATCCTAATCTCGCCCACGCTTTATAAAATGGGGATCTCCGGAAAGCTGCCTCGCATTGTTCATGCGTAACTGTGTGCCTCACTCCACGAAGATTTGTTGCGCTGAAATTATCACCCACTAAAATCGCCTCGACTTGTTTAATCTCTGGATTGAGTGCAAGCATTCCGTGGAACAGTGCTTTGGAGAATCCCCTGCCTTTGAACTCATCTTGAATGCTCACGAGATTCACCACCGCGAGTGATTCATTGACCATGCGGTAATAGAGGTAACCAGCGTGCATGTCGCCAGCCCTCACAACCAACTCCTTGGAGTCGGGCGTGGCTCGAGACAAATGCACTTGGCAAATGTCGGCCATCGCCGCAAATGGTAGTAGTATGAAAAATAATACAAAGGCTTTCATGATTTTTAACTCCAAAAAAATCCCCGATCAGAAAGTATCTGACCGGGGAGCACTACTCACCAAGGCATGTCTTCTTCTGACATCGCTTGCTGTTTTGCTGGCTCAGGTGCTGCCTTGCCAACATGTTTACGGGCTTGCATGAAATCCGCTTCAAGATTCAATCCACCCATAAGTACAGACGCTTCACCGTCTTGCATTTTTTCACTGAATCCAGATCCACCAGGAAGATTGACGAACGCAACTTTGGTGCGAGTCTTTTCTTGATAGGTGTCGTTCTTGAGAACGATGCTGAATTCTTTTGTCTGGTCCAAAATTCCAGATCCGTTGCCTTTATTGAGTTCAGATCCGTTTTTACCTGTGAATCCCATTCGGATCAGAGCTTCGATCGTGAATTCACGCGCTCCACCGTTGAAAGATCCAAACCAAGTGATTCGATCAGTTCCGCCTTCTGGAAGAGCGAACTCAAACATAACTGCTGCAGAGGGGAGACCATTCTTCCCCTTCATGATACCGAAATCGACGATTTTCGCTGGATACGAGCCTGGATTATGTAACTTTGCCATGATTTAGTTCTCCTTGTTGAACAATGTTCTACATTGTACCTTGTGTTTGTGCAAGCCTATCGATGATTTTTTTTAATTTTTCTCGATCGGTGTACGCTTCTTCTATTGCTGCAGCCACTTTGTAAGTCAAGTCTCCAGTGTTTTTCAGTGCCAGCAATCGGTACGCGTCGCACCGAAGCTCCGCAACACTCTTCTCGATTACCCGATTCGTCAGCTTCTGAAAAATCTCAGCGATCGTCATGTTAGCTTTCGGAAAGATGTGGAGGCAGAAAAAAACAATACCTGCTAACATGAATAAGTTAATCAAAAGTTCAAATCCCATTTTTATCTCCTTTTAAAAACGATGAGCGTCCGTCGATTAGTCGATATTTCGGTCGCGTGTTATTCCCTATGAACCGGGGAAACGCTCATCTGTTCCGACCTCATGCTCAAAAGCATGTGTCTCTGCTGGCGTACTAGAAACGCGAGCAGCTCATTGACTCAGAAGTGTTCTGAGTTTGTTTTGAATCACCATTAGTTTAGCAGAGTCTCCAGCCGCCTTCGTAATGCTTTCTTCGATTTTAGTGCGAAGCGACGCGTCAGGGACTTGAGCGACTAACTCTTTCAGATTCGCAGCGACCACTTCAGGCTTCTCTGGAGATCCAGTCTGCTTTGCTTGCGTGTACGCAGCCCAGTCAAGAGGTAGCTGAGAAGGTAGTCCAAGACGATTCTTTGCGTCATAGCCAGGACGACGCTCAGTGTAAATAAGACGAGTGCCATCACCCATCGCGATCGTGCGCTTCTTGTCGTTTTGCTTCGTGTACACTTCAAAATTGGCGAATAGAACGCAATCGACGTACTCGCGAAACAGAGCAGACGCTTTTTCGTTGAGCTTCAACTGATAGCGATCGTAGGTTGCGTTTTGCTGTGGATCGTTGAACGCCTTCACTTGAGCGTGTGCGATCAGAACGATGTTCATCTTTTTGGATTCTCGAAGAACGGTAAGACGAGCCATGAGATCCATCCAAAGCTTATTAGCAGCCACATAACCCTTACCGTAACCTCCATAGGCTTGCTCAATGTTAGGAGCACCGGAGTCTCGGCATACAGTGTCCCACACCAAAGGCTCCAACCAATCAAGTGAATCGATAGCGAGAGTTTTGTACGCATGTGTTTCTTCCGTAAGTGTTTTGACAGCAAGAAGAACGTCATTCAAAGAAGTCACTCCAGGAAAACGAGCGACATCCAAATTGGCCGTTCCCTTCTCTGATCCAACGAAAATAACGTCTGGAGCTTGCGCTGCAAACGTAGACTTACCAACACCATCAACACCATAGATCACGATCAGATCTGGTGTTTGGATTTTACCCTTCACGACACTATCAAGTAGACTCATTGGATTCTCCTTTTGTAACGATTTCTGTAACGCGATCTTGCTGATAAGTCGGAATCCGACCTCTGCGAACCCATTGTTTAATCGGCGCGGCGTCGCGGTATCCTAGTGCGACAGCGAGCTTTGCTTCTGAGTTACCAGATTTCTTCAACCATTTTTTTAATTCGTTCAGCAATTTCATAGTAGAACATTGTTAAACCTTGTGAGAGCTTGAGTCAAGAGGAAACCAGAATGGACCAAGGCTCAGACAACTGGCATAAGTGGCGCGCGCAAGGTATCGGTGGCTCAGATGCGCCAATCATAATGAATGTCTCACCGTGGAAAACCGCGTTCGTTTTGTGGGAAGAAAAGACAGGACGAGTCGTTAAAGAACAAGGCGGAAACTTCGCGACAGAACGCGGCAATCGCCTCGAGCCAATTGCACGTGCAAAATACGAACTAGAGTATGATTTCGAGATGGGAGCAGCTACGTGCCAGCACGAAACGCTCCCATACATGCGAGCATCGATGGATGGATGGAATCCAAAATTAAAGCGTGGCCTCGAGATCAAATGCCCTGGAAAACCAGACCATGAAAAGGCTCGAGCTGGAGAGATCCCAGAAAAGTATTGGCCACAGCTCCAGCACCAGTTCATTGTGACTGGCGCGGAAGTCATCGATTACTATTCTTATTGGATGGGTAAAGACGTTCCAGACCACATGGGAGAAGGAATCCGAATCGAAGTGAAGCCTGACTTCGAGTACATCAAGACCTACCTAAAAGTAGCCGCAGAGTTTTGGCGCTGCGTCACAGAGAACGTGCCTCCAGGGATGTCTGAAGACGACTTCAAGAAGAACCGTTTAATAATTGCCCGCAAGTCAGCAGAAGAGTGGAAGCGGCTTGCAAAAGAAAGAGAGTCGCTTCAGACTCAGATCAACGAAGTTGAATCCAAGCTTTTTGAATATGGCAAGAGAGTTCAATTCCAAGGAACTGGAGTAAGAACAAATGACGGGAAAGTCGAAGTCTTCGATGAACAAGAAAGAACACCTTAAGACTGAATCAAAACGCGCGATCCCAATGACAGAGACTGTCGATAAAGCCAAAGCGAAATTAATCGATAAGATTCTTAAAGATCTGAAATTGAAAGAAGATCTCCAGCGTAAATCTTAACATCAGTTCCTTTTGTCACGACAGCCTTGAGGCGTTGTGGCGCGCTATCAGGATTCAGAAGTGCAGTCTCTGCTGTGGAAAGATCTGAAACCAGAGAGACTTCTCCTAGTTTTGGATCTGCACCAATCGAGACTTCATTAAGCGAGAAGCTCTTTGTCATGAAAGTTCCAGATGGGATTTCAATAGGTAGTGAGACAACAAGCTCTGTCACGCTTGATAGATCGACAGGCTTTCCGCTCGTAGCTCCACGAAGAATGAATTTAATTGCCTTTGTTTGACCGCGTACAATGTTGATCATTATGCTGTTTCCTCTACCAAGATAATATTTTCAGGATCTTCCGCGACCACTACGACAGAATCAGTTTCTTCAGGTACCAAGATGATTTCTTCTGAGCCACCACCAGATCCACCAGTGCTGCCATCGACGATCTTCTTACCGACACTTCCAGGGACTTGGTGCAACGATGTCTGCTCGTCCAAGACTCCATTCACGATCGACTGTACGTCAACCGCAGGGATGTTGATCGTATGCGCAACGACGCCAGTATCCACGTCGAACAAGAGCTGATCGGTCTTGGTTTTGATCGCAGCGATTAACGCCCCAATATTACCTTGGAGCGCTGCACCGAATGAACCGGAGACAGTTTTGGATGCTTGCAGTTCGTCCCAGATGGCAGATGCGAGGGCAGCTGCCGTAGTTTGGGATGCAGTGGTAGGGATTTGGTCGATGTAGCCAGCGCGTGTTGCGGAGATAATGCCCTGGAGGGCTTCGCCGAAACTGCCACCGGAAGTGTTGGATGCCCTGATCGCTGCCCATACCGCCACGGCAATGGCAGTCTCTTCTGCGGATGTAAGAGCGTAACCTGTTTTGTCATCGTTAGTTTTGGTGTGTGCGTTGACATAGCTGCTCCCGTCAAATGTTAGTAAGTCTGTCTTTGCTTTGATCGCTGCAATGTCTGGATCATCAATGGTGACAACAGCATTCGCCTTGATGAAGCTCGACCCGTCAAATAACATCTGATCTGTTTTGACCTTGATTGCGTTTGCTGTGGTCTGAACACCACCCACAGCTGTTCCAACCGTGGTGACATCACTCTGTGCAGCTGGCACTGCTGGCAGATTGTCGGTCTTAGACTTGATCGCAGATATGCTTGTATTGTCTGGAGCGGTGTAGCCAGCCGTTGAAAGTCTCGTAGAGACGGCCACGTCTAAATTATCGAGTTTAGCTGCGCGCGTAGGAGTTAAGTCCGCAGTGGATACAGCCGTAGAAGCTGGAGCTCTGCTTGAAATGTTCGCATCCAAAGTATTCAATCGGCTATCAGAGGTTAACAGAGGTGTAGTTGGAATAGCTGCTACGGCCGCTGCAGAAGCGCGAGTCGAGACATCAACGTCAACTTTAGATTGAAGCGCGCCACCAAAAGTAAGAGCGCCAGCGTGAGAAGATCTGACTTGATCCCAGATCCCCGCAATGGCATTTAGGATTGAAGTAGCGGGTACACCGGTACTAACCGCGCTCATACTCACCGTACTGGTATTTTCATTCCCTACGGCATCGATCGCCCGGATACCTACATAGTAGGTGATGCCAGCCACAAGTTCCGCATCAAACGCGTCGATAAATATTGTGTGTGACGTTTGATATGTGATGTTTCCAACATTGCCATCCACAAACAATCCGGTAGCGGTTAATGCTTGAATATAAATTTCATACCTGATTGGAGAGGCGGAGTCTGTCGCAGCAGTCCAAGATGCGGTTAAACTCCCGTTAGCGTTCGCAACCAAGCCAGTAATACCAGCAAAAGTTGGAGGGGTTGTATCCAAGATACACGCCGCTGACACCAACTGCTCCATTCTGTCTTGGAAGTACTGGCTGTACATTAGACGTCACCCAATGAACACGTGACCCTCACACCAGGAGGGGAGGTCCAATTGTAACGAATCTCAGTAGTTAATGGCGTGCTCGAATAATCATTTGCACCGGTCATCACTGACCACGAGGTTCCATTGTTCGTAGACTTATCAAACTGAGTGTAGTTCGTAGTCGTATCTGCAGACACCACGAGATTGCCGCTGTCGTCATACGCCCTAAAATACTTGGTTCCTGAGTCTGTGAGTATTTGTCTGAACGCAGTTCGTGCAGGACTTGCCCCGAGCTGAGTTGTGTTATCCACTGACCCGATCCACTTCGGAGAAGTTTCAGAACCAGAGATCCATCCTAAGAACGCCTCAATGTACTGAATCGGGTTCGTAACCAATTGCCCCAATGTAGCCGATTCAAGCTTGAATTGAATTTGTGCTGCAGGTGGGACCGCATTCATCATTAAACTTTCTGGAAGCGCTGCCCAACCGCCAGTGGCGGAACCAAATCCAGATGATCTCCAGTAAATATCCGCGTGTGCGGTTGTGGCCGAAAACTGCTGAGTCAGTGCCAATCCAATATAAGAGATAGCATTTGGCGTACTGATGACCTTACTGATTGCGTATGATGTGTCTAGCAGTTCATCACTACCGTGATTCATCACGATTAGTCCGCGCTGACCAACCGTAGTCCCTGTCATAAATGACCACCCTTGGCGGACTTTTAAGTCACCAATCGTGATGGCACCGAACTGCGTTAGCTGCGTGTCGCCAGTTCCACTAACGCCTTCGAGATAATCATTATTTAAAACGCCGTAAATGGATTCAATGACGTTATTGATTACCTTCTTGGCGATGATCTTTGTCGTTGAAGTAGTGAACACCGCGCGGTCAAAAGAATCAGACCAATCAGCAATAACAGCAAGAGGTGTCGTGACCTCATTGGCAGCACCGAGAAGATTTGATGTAACTAGAGACGGCCAAGTTGTAACCGCTGCAGTAAGCTCAGATAGCTTTCCTAAATATAGATTTGTCGTAGTCGCAAAGAACGCACATGCAGACCCTGAGTTGGTTGTATGTCCTGGAACTGCGTAATTCTCACTATTCAAAAGAAGCAGCACACCAGTCAAAGCTGGAAGGTTGCCGGTCTTTAAAACAAACTGTGATGAAGTAATGCCAAATGCGCGACCGATCGAGTGAGTTCCTGACTGTGAACCAGACGTATTGATTGCTGCACCACCCTTGGTCAGAGATAGATTGTATGAAACTCCTGCCACAACCGTGGTTACGAAGTACGTGGTTCCAGATGTTAAACCGGTAGGAAGTGCGCCAGTGGTAGACAGAACGACTTGGTCATTCAATACATAGGAGTGGCCCGCATCAGCAACGACACCAGGGGTCGCAATGGTAATCGTGACGGTATGATTCACCCACGTTGGCGCAGTGCCATAGTCGAACTTAAAATATTGGTGGGTTGCTGCAACACCGTTATGGACGTAAATTTTAGAGTTTGCCGTGTCTAAGAACACAGCGGCACCTGCCGTAAGATCATTCGCAGTACCAATCGCAGCAGAGTTCTGAACGAAGTAAACAGCCTTAGCATCGCTCGAAGTAGCCATCGGAATGGTGACAGATAGGATCGAAGTGAAATCCGAAAGGGCAACCTTCCACGCTACGAAGTGACCGCCGTTTTCTACAACACTGCCTGTGGTCGTGATGAAAATTTTGATGTTCGATGTGTTCGAGTCATCGACTTTAATTCCATGAATGGTGTGAGTCGTTGCAGCAAGGTTAGGAAACGTAAGACGGACTTGACCACGGTAAGTGAATGCCCCAGTCGCATAGTTGGCGTCATAGCAAGCCACGATCCCAAGACCTGCAGCTATCGCAGTAATTGTGAACACTCGGCCGTTGTCGGTTGGACAGTTGTATGTAGGGACCAATCCTGAATCAGTGAACACGTCTAAGAACTTATTTGTAGGCGCACCGATAACGTACTGTGAATCAACCAACTGTTGCTGAAAGAATCCTGACGTGGTGGTTCTTGTGCTCAGGTAGCTAGATCCGACTGAGGTTTGAAGATCCGCTGTCGTTGCTTTGATATCCATCTTAACCCCCGTTAAATAACCTGAGTAATTAATTGAGACGAAATACAAGACGACAAATTAACGTCCCAATCAATCTCATCTACAAGAGAATCTTCTAGTTTTGCAAACGGACCCTGAACGTCAACCTTTACAATTGGTATCCACTGGTCATCGAACTGCGAAGGGAGAACTCCAGGACGAACTTTCACCTTCGACCCAACTATAATGGCCTGAGTTGATCCATCCGAAATAACGAAGTTCATCCCTTAAGCACCAAAGTAATTTCAGACAACGCGCTCGATGCGGCTTCGATAGCCGGTAAAGAGCCGCGAAGCTTTTCCGCAAGCGCAACCGCAGCGTCACGCTCCACAGTCATCGCATCTAGCTTTACTTGCATGTCTTTGAGTTCCCCACCGGATAGAATCTCTTCCATCTTCTTCATGAGGTCTTGATTGTTCTGAATCATCATCTCAAGGAGAGGTGCAAGATCGGCGTCTACAAGCACCACAGTCCCATCGGTGAATTTTACTTCAACCTTTGGTTTGACTGGGTTTGAAACACTGTCGATTAGTTCAATCGAGATAGGTGCAATTTTGTCGGGAGCGACAAGCAGAAGATTGGGCATCTCGCCTTCAAACGAAACCACCTCGAATGGCCCAATCCCAATATCATCACCAAATACTGCTTTAAGGAGAAGGACCTTAGATCCAACAATCAAATCAACCTGTGAACCGTCTGGAAGCTTAATGATCATGGTTTTCTGTCCCCGTCTTGTTTGTCCCAAGCTGACCCTGCGTCAGTGGAGCTTTTTTTTGCGTCTAATCCAAGTTTGGTAATCGCTGCATCAGCCCACGCCCTTCGGCGTTCTTGCGTAATGTCGAACTTCTCCTGCGCTTCTGCTGCCTTTCTCTTATCATCCATGGCAGAAACAAAGATCGCAAGACCAAACTTAAATGCTTCGAGAATGATACCTAAAACGGTCAAAGCCATTATTTCTTACCAACCCAGACGCGCATTCCAGTCGTCATTTTAACAGGGATGCCATTCTCAAGCCAGCTCCAAACAAAGTTTGGATCTCCTTGGACTTGAGCCAGTGGAAGGTACCCCTTCTTGTATACGCGAAGAACGATCTCACCGTCAGAGTAGCTGTGCTGTTCCTTACCGTTTTGGTCGATCCATTTCACATCGTAGCTGAACGGCCACAATCCACGATCAGATAGGTCAAAAGTTGGTTTGTGGAGCAGTGTCGCCCAGGTGATCGGCTTCGATCGCGTTGCGCCCTGCGCTATGGTGTCGCCATACGTCGGGGTGTCATCGGGGAAGTAAATCTTGAAGCTCACGCACGGACCATCGCCCAGGCACTTCGCGGGGGGAGCGATGAAGTAAACCGCGTCCGTTCCAGCGTCGCCTTCTTGTTTACGGCAAAATGTGAGTCCAGATGTGACTTGCTGGCCACACCCTTCGATGAGTCCAGTTTCATCACCCGATTCAATGGCCGAAGCTTGCGCGTCAGACATCACTCGGTTCTGAGCGCAGTTCGTTGCACCCATCGACATCATCGCAAGCAAGAAAAAACTAATTAAGCGCACTTTGACCCCTCATGAAGATCGCGATCCCGCGCGCGACAGCCGCTGCGAGTTCTTTCTTCTGTTCTAATCCAAATGTTGCGTCTTCCTTGCTATCACCAAAGAATGGTTCAATCAAAGCGGAAGGACATTTCGCAGAGGTAAGGTTTACGAATCCGCGATCGGTAGGCTGGACTAGTTTAACCCCGCGATCGAGCGAACCGCGACGGTTAAGGCCAACGCAGATAGAAGCGTGAACAGCAGCCGCGAGCCGATCAGATCCAGCGATCTTGGACGAAAAGAGAGTTTCGGTACCACGAATATCTCCCATACCAGCCGCATTGAAGTGTAGCTCAATAACACCAAGAGGATCGAATCGATTGACCTCATCGTAAGCTCCAACGATACCCACCTTATCGCGGAAAAATATCTCTGACTGGATGCCATC